TCTGGGGTCGAGGTACGATGGAGAAAGCCTACAATATGCAGAAGGCTATTGACGGTCAACTTCGTGCTCAGATGGACTCAATGGCTCTAACCACAGCACCTATGATTGCTATGGACGCTACAAGGCTTCCCCGTGGTGCTAAGTTTGAGATTAAGCCCGGTAAGGCTATCTTGACGAATGGTGCACCTGCTGAGATCCTGTATCCCTTTAAGTTCGGTCAGACTGATGGTAGTTCAGCTGTAGCAGCTCAGAACTTTGAGCGTATGCTCTTGCAAGCTACAGGCACAGTTGACAGTGCTGGTCTGCCATCTAATGTACCTCGTGATGCAGGTGCTGGTGGTATGTCTATGGCTATGGCAGGTATCATCAAGAAGTACAAGCGTACCCTGAGTAACTTCCAAGAAGACTTCATGATCCCGTTCATTAACAAGGCTGCATTCCGTTATATGCAGTTTGACAGTGAGCGTTATCCCTCAGTTGACATGACTTTCATCCCTACAGCTACCTTGGGTATCTTGGCACGAGAGTTTGAACAACAACAGATGATTGGATTGTTGCAGACACTTGGCCCTAACACTCCAGTATTGCCATTGATCCTTAAAGGTATCCTGCAGAATAGCTCCCTGTCTAACCGTGGTGAGCTGATGAAGGCTTTGGATCAGATGTCACAGCCTAATCCTCAAGCTGCCGAGGCTGCACAACAGCAACAGATGGCTCAGATGCAGCTTACACAAGCTCAAGTGGCAGATCTGCAGTCTAAGGCTCAGAAACAACAAGCTGAAGCTCAGAAAACTATGGTTGAAGCTCAGATGATCCCTGAAGAGCACCGTGTAAAGATTGTTCAGGCAGCTGCAACTAACCTAGATAACGGTGGTGACTTTGAAAAGCGTCTGAAACTGGCTGACATGATGCTCAAAGAGAAGCAAGTTAACCTGAAAGCTGCTGATATTGCCTCCAATGAGCGTATTGCAAGCCTTCAGATGATGAACAAGTCAATGAAGCAATGAAATAGTTAACAAAAGACTTGACAAAGTGTTGTTTTTATGCTACAATAACACTATTGTTAAGTACTACATAGAAGGATAAGCCTTATGGCCCCTAATTTACAGAAATATTACGAAGAAACCTTTAATACCATGAGTACTAAGGGTTGGGCCTTCTTAATTGAAGACTTTGAAGAGATTAAGGTTAGTTTAAACAATTTATCTACTGTCAACGATACACAAACACTATTTTATCGTCAAGGACAGCTAGACATTATTGAATTAATCTTAGGGCGTAAAGCTACGTGTGAGAAGGTGTATGAGGAGTTAGAAGATGAGTAAACGCATCTATGACTTCATATGCCCTAACGATCATGTAACTGAATCGCTGGTTGATAGCGATCATACCACAGCTAAATGCAAGGTATGTAGTAAGGACGCTATCAGGGTTGTATCCTCCCCAAGGATAAAGCTGGATGGTTGCTCAGGCGATTTCCCTTCAGCTTCCGACAGGTGGGTACAGGTAAGAGCTGAAAAGCTCAGACAAGAAAAGAGACAGAACGCATCCCACGAAGGTGACTAATTCTGAATTCAATTATAACACTCCTAGAACCCGTACAGGGCAGGACGAAAGGTAGGTATGGCTCTCATTGACCATGAAGAACTGGGTAGAAGTGAATTTGACGCAGTAGAAGAACAACAGGCAGCTCGTAGTAATACAGCTCCTGCACAGACTCAAGAAGATTCTCCTAGAGTTCCCGACAAGTATCGGGGTAAAAGCTTAGAAGACATCGTGACCATGCACCAAGAGGCTGAAAAGCTTATTGGTAGGCAAGCTCAGGAAGTAGGTGAAGTTCGACGATTAGCAGATGAACTTATTAAACAGCAACTCTCCACGAAGCAAGCGACACAGCCTCCGCAAGTAGAGAATGAGATAGACTTCTTTGAAGATCCCAAGTCAGCGATTCAACGAGCAGTTACAAATCATCCTGATGTATTAGCCGCTAAACAAGCTTCAACACAGCTTCGACAAATTCAGACACAAGCAATGCTCACTAAGAAGCATCCTGACTTTGCAGACGTTGTACGTGATGGTGAGTTTATTGAGTGGGTTAAAGCCTCTCCCATGAGACTTAATATCTATGCAATGGCTGATGCTAATTATGATTTCAATGCTGCAGATGAATTACTCTCAACATTTAAACAGATCCGAACATCTAAAACACAACAAACCACAGATGCAGGAAATGCTGTACGCAAGCAAAACTTGACAGCAGCAGCAGTTGATGTTGGAGGTACTGGGGAATCATCTAAGAAAGTATATCGTCGTGCCGACCTTATCCGGCTACGTATGACAGACCCGAACCGATATGAAGCTATGGAGCCAGACATCATGGCAGCATACGCTGAAGGTAGGGTTAGATAACTTTTATTAATCAAAATTAAATTCTTAGGAGAATTATAAATGCCTTTAGGAACAGCTCACGTAACAGTCACCACAGGTGCAACGTTCATCCCCGAAATTTGGAGTGATGAAATCATTGCCACATACAAGAAAAACTTGGTGTTGGCTAATCTTGTTAAAAAGATGAACTTCAAGGGTAAGAAGGGTGACGTAGTTCACATTCCAGCCCCTACACGAGGTAATGCCTCAGTCAAAGCAGCTTCAACTCAGGTAACACTGATTGCAGCTACTGAGTCTGAAGTCACTGTCTCTATCGATCAACACTATGAGTACAGCCGTTTGATCGAAGATATTGTTGAAGCTCAGGCTTTGTCCTCACTACGTAACTTCTACACTGAAGATGCTGGTTATGCTCTTGCTCGTCAAGTGGATACATCACTGATTCAAGTTGGTCGTACCGTTCAAGGCGGTGGCGGTACAGCTGCTTACTCAGGTGCTTTCTCTGGTGCTGATGGTACTACAGCTTATGTTGCTGGTGCTAACACTGGTTTGGGTGCTATCACTGATGCTGCGATTCGTCGTAGTATTCAGCGTCTTGACGATGCTGACATTCCTATGGACGGTCGCTTCATGTCTATCCCTCCATCAAGCCGTAACACTTTGATGGGCTTGGCTCGTTACACTGAACAAGCCTTCGTTGGTGAGTCCGGTGGCAACAACACCATCCGTAACGGTGAAATTGGTAACTTGTACGGTGTCCCCGTGTTCGTTACTTCTAACGCTGATACAACCTCTGGCTCTACAGCTTGCCGTATTGTCTTGTTGGCTCATAAAGACTTCGCAGTCTTCGTTGAACAGCAAGGTGTTCGTGCACAGACTCAGTACAAACAAGAGTACCTCGGTACATTGTTCACAGCTGACACACTGTATGGCGTGAAAGAGTTGCGTGACAATGCAGCAGTTGCTTTGGCAGTTCCAGCCTAAGTGAGTTAAGGGTTCCCACTGTAACAGGTGGGAGCCTTTTTAATGTATTAATAAAGAGTAGTACATCAGAAAGGTACACACTATCATGAAATTTAAATGCAAATCTACTAACCTTATCTATAACTTTGAGTTTGAAGTTGACATCATGTCTATGATGAAGCATCCAGATTACGAGCCTATGGACGAAGCTCCAGTAGAAGAAGAAACTAAACCAGCTAAGACAACTAAAAAATCTAAGGTAACACCAGATGAGAACAGTATCGACGGGTCTTAACCTTACAGCAGCTACCTTAACGACTGTTTTTACAGTACCTACAGGATACTATGCTAAATGTATCTTGCTGCATACTTGCAATACTGCACCTAGTAAACATATAAGTTTTAATTGGTATAGAAACTCAACAGCTACAACAGTTGCTGTGGTATCAGAACAAGTTTTATCAGCTAGAACAACTTTAGATTTATTAACTAATAGTCAATGCTTTGTTATGGAAGAGGGTGATTATATTTCAGCTCTTTCAGAGTCTGGAGCAACAATGTCAATTATTGCAACATTTGAACTTTATAGAAAAGGTGAGTAAAGATGGCTTACTCGAATAAAGATATTGTAGATTTTCTTGCTGCTAATCCGAATCTGACAGACGCGGAAATTGGCACAATAATGCAAAATACAGGCATAACATTAAATCAAATTGCCAATGCTTTAGCTGAAAATGCACAAGAATCTGGTTATCAAACTCAAACTGTTGCAAATGCTGAAACAGGTCAATTAGATATTAATACTCGTGACTTGGGTGCTGGATTTAATGCCTATCAAGATGAATCTGGAAAAACAAGCGGATTTAGCCGTGTTGATCCTGCCCGTCCTGACATGATTCAATTGTATGACTCAAATGGTAACTATTTGGGACAAGAAAAAGTTACAACTACTACACAAGATTTAATTAAAAACCTTGGCCCTATTGCTTTGGCTGCGGGTGGAACTGCTCTTGCACAAGGTCTTTTAGGTACAGAGGGTTTATTTGGCGGTGCTGGTGCTGCTACCGGAGCTGCTACAGGTACAGCAGGTATGACAGCTGCTGAACTAGCTCAACTTGACTTGGCTCTAGGCGGTGCAGGTGGTACTGCAGGAGCTGAATCTCTTGCAGCTGCTTTGGCTACAGGTGCTCCAGTTGCTACTCTGACTAATCTTACAGGTGGAAGTGGTTTATTGACTGGAGCTGAAGCTGGTATCACAGCCCAATCTGTTGCTGATAAGTTAGCTGCTGATGCTGCTTTGAATCCTGCAGTAGTTACTCCAACAGGAACACCTACAGGTGGTGGAGGTGGTGGAGTTCCTACTACAACTACTACAGTTCCCACAACTACTACTACAGTACCTACCACAACTACTACAGTTCCTACAAATTTATCATCAGTACTGACACCAGCAGTAGTTAAAGCCGCTACAGGATTGTTAGGCCCATTAGTTCTCTCTAAAGCACTGACACCTACAGGCACATCTACACCGATGCCAACAAGTGCAATTCCTACACAGGGTGTCCCTTTGAATAGTGAAGATTACTTTAAAGCTATTCAAGCTAATTACAATCAACTACTTCCTCTAAGCAACAAAGACGTAGCTACTCCTTTAGCTGCTTGGTACAACTCTCAATACGGAGCTTAAATGGCATCTACAATCATTATTAAGAACAGCAGCACAGCCTCAGCAGTACCTGCTTCGGGTAGCCTTGTTGCTGGTGAACTAGCACTTAACACAGCTGATAAGAAGATCTACGCTAAAGACAATACAGGTGCTGTGACACTGATGTCTTCAGCTACAATGGTGGCAGATGCTACTGCTTCAGCTAATCTGGCTAATGACTGGGCTACTAAGACTTCTGGCCCTGTAGCTGGTGGTGAGTACTCAGCTAAGTACAATGCTCAAGCAGCTGCTACAAGTGCTGGTAATGCCTCAACAAGTGCAACCAGTGCTTCCAATGCTCAGACAGCTGCTGAAGCTGCTCGTGATGCTACATTGGCTGCTTACGATAGTTTTGATGATCGTTATCTAGGCACTAAAGCTGCTGACCCTACTTTAGACAATGACGGTAATGCTCTTGTAGCTGGTGCGTTGTATTTTAATAGTGTTTCACAGATCATGAAACTGTATACAGGATCAGCTTGGGTAGCTGCTTACGTATCAGGCGCAGGTTATGTTACTCTGACAGGTTCGGAGACACTTACAAACAAGACACTTACAGCTCCTGTCTTAACAACTCCTAACATTACAACTGGTTTGACTGTTGCAGGTTCTGCAGGTACAGCAGGACAGTTCCTGACATCTGGAGGCTCTGGTTCAGCACCTACTTGGACGACACTTGCAGGCAATAGCATTACAGCCACAGCATCAGGCTCTATCAGCGCAGGCGCAACGACACTCGTGAACTCCGATGGCACTGTTAGTGCGGTGGTTGGTAGCGGGGCTGTCCTTGGAACACCCTCAGCGCCAAGTAGTCCTTCTCCTGTAGCGGGGAAATACACTCAGCCGTCGGCTACAGATCCAGCAACTGGCGTTTCTGTGATGTATGCGGGTGACGGTACAAACGCATACGTGTATGCAATGACTCTAAGCGGTACAACAATTACGTGGGGAACTGGCGTTGCTCCTGCGGCAGGATCCAATCTGCAAGGAGCCGCTATTGTTGCTATGGGAAGCAACAAGTTTATGATGGCTTATCAGAACGGTACAGACGGCTACGGTTATGTAGTTGTATTCACAGTAAGCGGCACCACCATTACAATGGGAACACCCGTAAGAACAAATGCATCACAAGGAAATTATTCTGGTTTGACCTTGGCATATAACGCGGCTACAGGATCGTGTGTAGTAGGGTTTAGAATAAATGTGTCCCCATACTATCCGTACGTAGCCGTAGTTACTGTTTCTGGGACTACTCCAACCGTTGGGACGGCTGTGCAAGTTGTGGCGCAACAAGTCCCCGGCCCTGCTTTGGTGTATGACTCAAATATACAAAGAGTTATTGCATACTGGGGGGTAGATGCAGGAGTTCAAACTTTAAACGGCGCAGTTTTGTCAATATCAGGATCTACTGTAACTATTGGCACCACAACCTCGTTATCATTACCCGGAGGATATGCTCCATACATAAATCCCGTACCAACGTTTAATTCTTTTTCCGGGTTTACATTATTTTTCTATAACCAATATCAATTTGGCCCCGGCGGAACTGTTTATTTCTTCATTACAGCCACGCATACAACATCAACAGTAACATTTAATACACCACAAAATGTTAATACAACGCCCGGTGGATCATTTTGGTCAGTACTTTCTTTGACGAGTAGTTTTTGCAACACTAATGGTTCAACATATTTTGTTGGCCCTGCCAGCAGTACTTATAGTTATTATTTGCAATTTGCGCCTGTTACTTTGACCAGCGGGGTGGTATCTGTAGCAACACCAACTATTATTAACTCTACGTATTCGCAAAACAATGGGTTTTATGCCGGTGCTTTTGGTTGGGACAATTTAAATTACAAGTTTGTGAGACAGATGGTGGGCGCGGCGGGTGTCGCTTACATTACGGGCGTTGCATTTAACCCGCCTTATTCAACGGCAAACAGCAATAATTTTTTAGGGCTGTCTGCTGCCTCGTACACTAACGGTCAAACAGCAACAATTACAACTGTTGGTGGAGTTAATACTAGTGTAACTGGATTGACTCCCGGCTTAAAATACTACGTAAATCAAGATGGTACTATAAGTACTACACCTAATAATCCTGCAAATATTTATGTTGGCTTGGCCACAGGAACAACAAAAATCCTTGTTAAAGGTTAAATATGAAAACATTAGTTCGTTTACCCGAAGGCGCGTCTACATTTTTGTTTCAAGACACGGATGACATCTATTTGTTTGATACACATGTACAGATAAATAACCCACCCACGTTAATCATTGCAGACATGAATAACCAAAATACTGCGGTTGTTGAAAATGTAACGCCGCCTGAAGATTGGGCGGGATGGAAATATTTGTTTGACGGTATTACGTGGACACTAAATCCTGATTGGGTTGAGCCTACATGACCGAAGAAGTTACTCATGAACACATCTATGATCGACTAATGGCTGTAGAGGCTAAGGTAGATAACATAGAGAAGAATACACAAGAGGTTGTTCAAGCCTTCAACGCTGCTCAAGGTGCTTTCCAAGTCCTTGAGTGGATTGCTAAAGCTGTAAAACCTATCATTGTTATAGGAGCTTTTTTCGGAGCTATTTGGTTAGCATTAGACAACAGATTTCATGGAGTTAAATAAAATGAATATGCCTACACGTGGTCAACGCACAGCTAAGAACAAGATGAGTAAGGTTATGGGTGAGTACAAAGAAGGTACTCTTCACAGCGGTAAAGGTGGCCCTGTGGTGAAATCTCGTAAACAAGCCATTGCTATTGCTATGTCCGAGGCTGATAAAGCTAAAAAGAAGTCTAAAAAGGCTTGACGTTATTAAATAATAACTTGACATTATCACTAAAATGTGATACCATAGTATACAAAGTTAAGGAACATAAGGAATATGGCAACGACATATCTACAGTTAGTTAATAACGTGTTGACACGTCTACGGGAGACTGAAGTATCGTCAGTTGGTGATACTCCTTATAGTTCCCTTATTGGTGTATTTGTTAACGATGCTAAGCGAGAGATTGAGGACGCTCATGATTGGAATGTCCTCACACAGACTCTTGTAATCCCAACAGTAGCTGACACTCGTAACTACACGTTGACAGGATCAGGTCAGAGGTTTCGTACAGTTGATGTCTTGAATGATACTCAAGATGTACCTATGAGAGCTGTACCTACTAATTGGATGAACAGACAGTACTTCTTAGGTACAGTTCAGAGTTCAGCTCCAATATACTACAACTACAGCGGTATCTCCAATGATGATACACAAGTAGATGTGTGGCCTCGTCCAGATAAAGAGTATTCACTTAGGTTTGAACTTGTAATCCCTCAAGTAGACTTAGTAGCAAGTGCAGATACTTTAAAGGTTCCCACTCACTTAGTACAGATGCTTGCATACGCTAAAGCTGTTGGTGAACGTGGTGAAGACGGAGGTTCAGCCTTCAGTGAGATCTACCAGCAGTATCGTCTAGCCTTGGCTGATGCTGTAGCCATTGAGCGTAATCGTTATGATGATGAAACTACTTGGGTTGACATTTAATGGTATCTAAGCTTTTAACCACAACTATATCAGCTCCCGGCTTCATGGGGCTGAATACTCAGGATAGCTCAGTCTCTCTAGAGGCTGGCTATGCTACTGTGGCTAATAACTGTGTGATTGATAAGTTTGGACGTATTGGTGCTCGTAAGGGATGGCTTCCATCTCACGCTTACAATGCTGATTTAGATGTTGCTAACGTCAAAGCTATCGGTGAGTTAATTGATAACTCAGGTACTTCACACATTATTGCTGCTGGTAACAATAAACTATTCAAACTTGTAGGTACTACACTTACAGTATTGACCTACGGAGGTGGTGGCACAGCTCCGACAATCACAAACAGTAACTGGCAGTTTGCTCCGTTGAATGGTGTCTTGTATCTATATCAGTCTGGTCACGATCCTCTGGTGTTTGATCCAGCTGTCAGTACAACAACCTTTAGGCGTGTATCTGAGAAGACTGGCTACACAGGAACTGTACAGAACAACAATACAGTTATCAGTGCCTATGGTCGTACATGGAGTGCTAACAATACATCAGTTAAGAGTACTGTACAGTTCTCAGACCTTCTATCAGGTCATGTCTTGAATACAGGTACTTCAGGTACTTTGGATGTATCTCAAGTGTGGCCTAACGGTGCAGATGAGATTATCTCTCTAGCTGCTCACAACAACTTCTTGATTATCTTTGGTCGTAGACAGATCTTGATCTACTCCAATGCTACAGATCCTAATAATCTTACACTAACAGATGCCATTACAGGTATTGGCTGTCTTGCTAGAGACTCAGTAGTAGCTACAGGTGGTGATGTTATCTTCTTGTCTGACTCAGGTGTACGCTCTCTAATGCGTACTATTCAAGAGAAGTCAGCTCCAATGCGTGACATTAGCTCTAATGTTCGTGATGATATTGTCTTGGAGATTGGTCTTGAGACTGCAGCTGATATTAAAGCTGTGTACTCAGATAAGGAAGCCTTCTATCTATTGTCCTTACCAGCTCGTCAGATAGTGTATTGCTTTGATATGCGATCACAGCTTCCCAATGGAGCTAACCGTGTTACAACATGGGATGGTATTGTACCGTTTGCTTGGAAGTACACTCGTAATAAAGATCTATTGATTGGTAAGACAGGATACATTGGATCTTATACTGGCTATAAGGACAACACTGATTCATACTTCATGCGTTACTTTACCAACTACTTTGACTTCCAGTCTCCAACAGTGTTGAAGATTATGAAGAAGGTAGGTGTCACAGTTATTGGTGGTCAAGGCTATCAAGTTACTTTAAAGTTTGGCTTTGATTACAGTGATATTCTAAACACCAGACAGTTTGCACTTGCCAATGCAGCTATTGCTGAGTACAACATTGCTGAGTACAATATTGCTGAGTATGGTGGATCAGCTTTCGACAATAAACTTATTAATATTGGTGGTGCAGGTAAGGTTATTCAACTAGGTTTTGAAACTGTAGTGTTCAATAAATCAATATCCATTCAGAAACTTGATGTCTATGTTAAGACAGGAAAGACTAGGTAAACAAATTGTCTAATTATACAAAAGCAACTAACTTTGCAATTAAGGATAGCCTTGTAACAGGTAATCCTAATAAGATTGTTAAAGGCACTGAAGTTAACACTGAGTTTGATGCTATTGCAGCTGCAGTGAACTCTAAAGCAGATGCTAATAACTCAGCATTAACAGGAACAGCCACTGCAGTAAACCTTACTGTCTCTGGTACATTGACAGCTACTATTGACGGAGGCACGTACTAATATGATTGCAAATCCCGGAACATTTGATTATTCAAAATATACCCCAGATCAACTACAGGTAATGTCTGGTACTGGTGGCGGCTTTGCTCCTGTAACTATGCCACAAGGATTTTCACCCTCTGGTCTACCAGTAGCACAAAACCAGACAGTGAGTACAGCAAACTCTCCATATAACTCAATGCAGCCTTTGTTTTCTACTCAAGCAGGTGGAGGTATGTCTGGTGTAATTGCTCCTATTCTTGGAAACGCTGTAGGAGCTGTTGGAACTAACTATGCTGCTAATCAAGCAGCTAATGCAGCTACACAGTCTGCACAACAAGCTGCACAGATGGCTCAGTTCCGTCCTGTAGGTGTTACCACTCGCTTTGGTAAGTCAGGCTTTAACTATGATCCCACAACTGGTCAAATTATTGGTGCTGGTTATCAAGTAGCTCCAGACATTGCAGCGGCCCGTGAAGGTTTGATTGGCATGGCTGGTGGTGCTCTCAGTGGTGCTGCAGGTATTCAAGCATTTCAACCAACAGTTAATCAGGCTGCTCAAGGCTTGTTTAAGTTGGGTCAATCTTATGTTGGTCAGAATCCTCAAGAAGTAGCTCAGAACTACTTAGCACAGCAGCAACAGTTGTTAGCTCCCGGTCGTGAGCAGTCACTGGCTAACTTGACTAACCAACAACAACAGCAAGGTCGTTTAGGTCTAGCTACAGGTGGTACTGCAGCTGGTTACACAGCAGGTGCTCCCGGACTTCAGGCTGCTAATCCTCAGATGGCTGCATACTACAATGCTCAAGCTATGCAGGATGCTCAACTGGCTGCACAGGCTCAACAAGCTGGTCAGCAACAAGTTCAGTTTGGTCAGGGTTTGATGACTGGTGGTTTAGGCTTGTCAGGTGCTGGTTACAACTTGCAGAACACTGCTTTGTCTCCATACACTAACTATATGCAGAGTGCTATGAACATTGAGAACCAAGGTCAGAATGCTTTGAATCAAGGGACTGCTCTAGGTTCTGCAGCAGCTGCTCAGGCTCAAGCTGCGGCTAACCAGTATGCAGCAGGACAAGCAACAGCTAATGCAGCTCAGCGTGCAGCTTTGCAAGGTACTGTAGCTGGTTTAACAGATCCTATCAGTCAGTTGATTAGAGGTTTAACAGGTGGTGGTTCTGGGGGTGACAACGCCAGTGCTGTTATCAACCCCTACTTCATGTCAAACCCTTAAGGAATAAACAATGGCAATACAATCATTACAAGGTTTGTTTGGAGGTGTGGGTACTCCTGAGGAAATGCAGCAACAAGCAATTCAATCTAGGGCTACACAGTTTGCTCAATTAACACCAGATCAACAACTTGGAGTTATGGGCTATAAAGGCGGTGCTAACTTAGGTCAAGGTTTAGCAGGTGCTTTTGGAGTACAAATTCAAGACCCTACTTTTCAAAGAGCTACTCGTTTGCGTCAACTTGCGAGTCAGTACAACACTAATACAGCTAAGGGTCTTCGTGAGATGGCTGATGCTTTACAAGCTACAGACCCTGAGTCAGCTTTCCAGTTAATTCAACGTGCTATAGCTATGGACAAAGCAGCTCAAGAAGCTTTGAAACAAGAAGCTGAGATAGGTGCTAAAAAAGCAGAGACTACATTAAAGGGTGCTCAAACAACTAAGGCTGGACAGGAAACCCAAGAAATAGCTGATAAACAAGCAGCTAAGGGTGCTCGTGTTCAAATGTTGAAGGATGCTGGTTTAGGTGATTCTGAAGCTATGGGTATTGCTTCTAATGATTCAGCTTTTGCTAAATACATAGAAACCAAGAAAGTACCCGTACCTTCTGAGTATGCTGTACAAGCACAGAAGTTAGGATACACAGCCAAGCCTTATCTAAGTGATTACACACCTGAACAAGTTAAGCAGATGGAGAAGGGTGTCTTTGCTTATAAAGCTGGTATTGCTCAAGCTGGTGCTGCAGTTAATAAACCTATAGATGTTGCAGCTATTATCAAAGAGATTGGCACTAAGGAAGACATTAAAGATAAAGCTAATACATGGAAAACTGCTGGTGATGCTTATAAGGTGCAGGTTCCAATGGTTGAAAAGCTTAAAGAAGTTAGGAATAACTTGCCAGCAACATTTACAGGTACTTTCTCAGAGACTGCGCTACAGTTTGGTAAAGCATTGTCAGCCTTTGGTGTACCTGTTGATGAGAATAAGTTGTCTAACACTGAATATATGAACAGTGTGTCTTCACAAGTTCTACAGACTATTGCTCGTAACTTCCCCGGCTCATTGGCTGTTAAAGAGATGGATCAGTTGGTTAAGAGTAAGTTCAGTAGTCCACAGCAGATCAAGACTATTGCACGTATTTTGAATGACTTGCAAACTGAAATTGAAGCTGGTACTAAGAGTTATGAACAACTGGCTAAGTTGCCAGAGACTGAGCGTTACTCTAAAGACTTGAACTTATTGACAGGTCAGAACTTTACTAAATTGAAGCGTTATCGTGCTCTTGAAGACAAAGCTAGAGAAGCTTTGAAGACAAAACAACCAATGACTAAAGCAGAAGTTGAAGAAGCTCAGAAACTGCAAAAAGAACTAGAGGTTAAATAATATGGATTGGAGCACAGTGCCTGTTGAAGGCGAACAAATGCAAGCAGCTAACAAGTATCTTGCAGAACGTCAGGCAGCTCAAACTGCTGCTGAATCTGAAAAGTTAACTTCTAAGTCTGTACTTAGCCCTGAGTATCGCCCTCGTAGTATCTTAGGTGGTCAAGAGATTGGTGGTTTAGCTGGCGGTATCACAGGTTTAATTGCAGGTGCTCCAGCTGGCCCTGCAGCTTCTATTGGCTTGGGTATTTTAGGAGCTGGTGCTGGAGGTGCTTTTGGAGAAGGCGTAGAACAGTTTATACGTGGTGAACCTATGTCAGGTAATCGCTTAGCTCAAGCTGGCTTTGAAGAGGCTGCTTGGGATGCTGCTGGTAACTTGGTACTTAAAGGAGCTGCTAAGACTATCCGCTTCGGAGCTGATAAGTTAGGCTTTACTAAGAAAGACATTCCAGATGCTAACCAAGCAGCTAATGACTTCCTTACTAAGTACGGTTCATCACTGCCTTTATCAGCTCGTACAGGTAGTAATATTGATGCTTCTTTAGAAGGTTTTGTAGCTACTCCTGTAACTGCTGACATCTTTAAGAAGAAGCAACAAGAGATCTCTGATGCTTTACAGACAGGTCAAAAGGATGTGTTGTCTAGCTTTACTAAGACTCCTGAGTTTGAACAAGCACTTCGTAGTGGCTCATCAACTCAGAAAGCTTCAGGTGAGGTATTACAGAACTTTATTAAACAAGGTGAACAAAGCCTTAGTGAAGCTGTAGATCCTATCTATGCCAATATCTTTAAAGATACTGATTCTCGTGTGTCTATGTTTAGTGTAAAGCAATGGGCACAGAAGGAACTATCAGATCCAGCAGCTTTAACAGCAGGTCAGAAAAGTATTTTAAAAGAGTTAGATACTCTTCCTCCTCAAGTAGATGTTGATTTAATACATAAGCTTCGTTCACGTTATTTAGCTGAGAATAGAGACAAGTATGCTAATTCTTTAGGCTCTGAGAAAGATTCTAGAGCTTCAAAGACAATCTCTCAGTTAATTGATAAGCTTGATGGAGCAATGGATTTCACAGCGGGAAGAACATTAAATCCTGCAACACTAGCTGAATATCGTACTGTAACTAAGACATACCGTGAGGGTATTCAAGGTTTACAGACAGACGCTATTCAAGAAGCTATGTCTAAGAATCCTGAAGAAGTAGGAGCTTTCTTGTTTGCTTCAGGTAAAGAAACACCTATTGCTCAACTTTATAAGTCAGTGGCTGCAGCGGGTACTTTATCTAAGAAGTCATCTAAAGAAGTATTAGATTCTCTTCGTATTGGTTATCTAGATGCTTTAACTCACACACCTGAGAATATGCTTAAGTTTGCTAATCAGGTAGAACAGAACAAAGCAACACAGAATACTTTTAAAGCTTTGTTTGGTGGTACACCTCAGTATAACGCTATCTTGGCTATGAACGAAGCTGCTAAGAAAGGACTAGTAACAGTTGAAAGACAACCCGGTTTAAATCTACGTTCGGGTGCTGCTGTAGCTAACATCGGTGCTCCTGTACTGGCTGTAAGTACTGGTTATGCTTTCTTGTTAAGCCCTGAGCAACAACAAAAGATTAAAGATAACCTAGTTGAAGCTACTGTGTCTGGTGCTGGTCTAATAATATCACAGCGTAAGCTGGCTAAGATTATGGCTGATCCTAAAGGAGCTAAAGCTTTAGGTTATCTGGCACAAGCTAGAGATAAGCTTGGAAGTCCTACAGCTTTTACTAAACTAGTTGTTGAACCTTTGGCTAACTTCTTTGGCCCTTCTAATGAGTCTGGAGATACGGGTATGTTTGGTCAATCAATGGGTGTAGATTGGTCTGCAATTCCAACTAAATAACCTCAATGAAGAGGCTAACTCTAGCCCTTCTAATCCTTTTTACGAGTTTTATAGCCACAGCTGGCTTTGACCCTAACGCAGATAGATGTGTTAGGTGGACATGGAAGTGGGCTGCAGACTATAAGACTCGTATTGTCGTATGTCTAGAATGGAAGAAAGCATATAACAAATGATTGATCCTCTAACAGCTCTAGCAGGGATACAGTCTGCAATCAGCATGGTCAAGAAGGCTAGTAAGGTAGCCAATGACTTAGGCTCTCTTGCACCTATGATTGGTAAGATGTTTGATGCCAAGAGTGTAGCTACAAAGTCCATGCTACAGGCTAAGCAGTCAGGCAAGGGTAGCAACATGGGTGTTGCCTTGCAGATTGAGATGGCCTTAGATCAAGCAAGAGTCTTTGAAGAAGAACTTAAGATGCTCTTCATGCAGACAGGTAAGATTGATGTCTGGAATAAGATTAAGGCTAGGCAAGCTGAGATGGACTTAGCTGATGCCAAGGAGCTTAGTGCTCTTAAGAAAGCTGAGAAAGCAGCTAAGGATAAAGAACAAGAGATGAATGAGATAGCCATGATTATTGGTGGTGTCTTT